TCGTAACTCTCCCAACGTGATGGAGTTGTTGCATCGCCCAAATGATAGCACTTGATGTAGTAACAGTCTGTTTCTTCCATCTCTTTGATTTTAACATATTTGAGCAGTGGGCGACCACCGTAGTAGTCGAACTCCCAGTCCCATACATCCAATGGGCTAATGGCACACACATATGGTCTGCCAAGATTCCCTTCTGTTGCTTGGGGCATATCGACTGCGACCCAACAATGCCCAAATATACTTGTTAAATCTCCTACACCTTCCATAAAGCCATTCATACTGCGATTGGTTAAGTCGGCATCTAATTGAAACAAATCAATCCATTCGTTATTACTTGGATCGATATGCTTACCTTGTGGCGTGCAGAATTGTAAATTGCGTTTAATGCCTGGCTCGAACAATACATCATTAATAGTATCAACAATGTAACGACAGATAGGCTGTGCTACTGTATTAGCTACCAAGTCTAGGTATAGTGTACTATCTTCACTAGGTCTTTTCTTACGAACTGCTTGCTTGAAGGTAATGCCACCAAGATATGCATATTGGTATGATAACATCTGCAAATAAATGTTATCATATACTGGATTGCGTTTTAGTAAGTCGCGGTTATTGTGCATTGTTTTTTCTCTTTATATTGCCTAAGGCGAAATCTGTTGATGTATGGTGCATAATGTATTTATGCTTACGGCTTTTGTTTGCACTTATCACCGTGAAATCTTGCATAACTATTGTTCGGCATTTGTCGATTACAGTGTATGCATAATGTTGTAGGTTGTTTTTTACCTAACATACCACCATTGCCAAGATAGCTACCAAATGGGTTCGATCTACCTTTGTTCATCATATCTCTTGTGTTTTGTTTATGAGTGCCTACACTTAAATGACTAGGATTACAACAAATTGGGTTATCACAACTATGCATTACGCATAGTCCGTGTGGTATAGGTCCTTTATGTTCCTCGTAACTAACACGATGAGTAGTACGCATCTTTTTATTGTCCCTAATCATTCCATAACCAATGTTGTTCTTACCACCTTGGAACTCCCAACAATCTGTAATTTCGTTGACTATAATTTTATCTAATAATCGTTCTAATAGTGTGCCACTATCTCCTACATATCTTCCCATAATTAACTCCAAACCATATGGTCTTCTACTACATCACCATTCATAATCTCTTCCCAGCTTGGTCCACCTGGATATAAAGGACTATCAGGCATATGTTCTAAGCCAGGTTTATTACGACTACTAATGCGTGTATCCATACCCACAAACTCATTGATTGGTAAGCTGTCGTGTTGTATTGGGAACAAATGATGTATGCCATAACGTATGCAGTCACCTAATCCGTCTATGTGTGCGTATCTACTCTCACTGTACTTGACTAACTTCTTACGACTACCATCTTCGAAATGATATGTTTGCAATGCTTCTAATAAAAACTTATCATCAGGTTGTACAACTAATCCACCGCGATTGATAAAGCCATTACTTGTGTTATCTGTATCTGTAATTAATGGATTACTCTTGCGTGTATTCACAATAGTAAAGCCATACTTCTCTAATATGATACGATCTGTTACACCAAAGGGACTTGTAGTATCTCTATTCACTTGCGTACCTGACATATCGATAATGCTGTTGATTCTACGTTTAGGGAAGTCTTGTCTAATAGCGTCAGCAATACCTTCTGTACTACAATCTGGTATCGCATAGCTTTTTAGTATTTCCATTCTACCTTCGTTAGTGCCTGGCTTAACAACTTGTGCAACGGTAGCGCACATAACTCTTTTATTAAAATCGTGGAATGTATATAAATCACCACCAAAATCTTTAACTTCACGTGTATATTTGTGTCTATCCCAAGTATAGAAGAACGCATCACTAACACTTTCCCATTGGCACATATAGTCTTGGTTAAACTTTAATGGGCTGATGATACGTTTTTGTTCTTCGATAAAATCTTTATTACCACTACGCATTTGTAGATAGTTGTAATGACGAACAACATACTTCTCTGGATTCTCTAATGCTAATGTAAACAAATCGTGTAATGGTCCTGTACCGTTAGGTGTACTAATCACAATCAATCTACCTTGTGTATCAGCTTGACCAACACGAGGGCGTAATCGATTAGTAATCTCTTGCAATGTATCTTGCGTATACAGTGCGGCTTCATCTGCTACCCAAACGCCTACGTTTAATCCACGTAAGTTCTCACGTTGTTCTGCACTCTTGCAACGTATGAACACGCCATTAGGAAACTTAATCGTCAATTCACTGTTGTTGATATCTTTACCATCAACTAAATTAAAATAGTTCATACAACTATGTTTTAGTGGCTCCCAGATTAGTGACTTAATCATAGCACCTGTTGGTGCCGAATAGATTATGTCTTTACCTTTATGATATTTTGCATCGCTTGCAAACAATGGCAATGCAATAGCGGCAAGAAATGTCTTACCACTACCAACAGGTACAATGTCTACGCAATGCTTATCAGTACTAAGCCAGTCATTTAGTATTGTTGCTTGCTCACCGTAAAGAGGAACTTCTATGTTATTCATTCACAGTGTAACTTACTGGTAATGTTGACCAGTCTGGTAGTTCTTTTGTTGGAAACACAAAGTTATTGTTTAAGCTTTGACCCATTGTAGTCACATCAATCTCTTGCTTATCTGCAACAACCTTATTCAGTATCATACTCTGATACTTCTGTAACAAATGCTTATCATCACCCATACGTGCATTGTGATAATCTTCTGCAAAGCCTTCGGCAAATGGTTTGTCTTTATGTTCAATGGCAGCTAATATAGTTTGAGCACTAAGCTTTTGCGTAACGCCCTTTTTACGTCCACCGCCTGGTCTTGCACCACCGTGCTTGCCTTTTGGTTTTATTTCATTAGTCATCTAATAATCCTTCTTGCCTCAATATGTTTCTAGCCCAAGTAAGTCCTGGAGGACCTCCCCATAACAGATATGCTTGTGTGCCGGGTGTGTTCTCTCCTGGCTTGTAATACACTTCGGCACGACTTAAAAAGCTGTACGTTCTTTTTACTGTATCTAAACTAACTTCTCGTCTATTTGCAAACTGACTTGCACGATTTAATCCTACGGCAGTGCCACCACGATTGCTTGGACTAACTTTCTGACGCATCTCTAAGCCACGCTTTGCGTTAGCTGCCATTGCTTCTGTTGCTCTATAACTCATTTTATTCTTTCCTTCAATAAGTTTATAACTTGTTGATAGCGGTGATTGCCCTTTAGTAGTTCATTGATAGACTGAATGGCTAACACCTCTTCCATACTTCCCTTAAGTATTGTTTCTTCGATATGTTTAAATCGAGTATCACAATAACAATGACCTAAAAACTCTTTACGTTTCATTCACCTAATCTTTTTACTATTTCTTCTTCCAATAGTATTTGTTTACTGTGACCTTCAGCTTGGTCTTTTAAGTTCTTGCGTAGTTCTCTTACGATATCTTCGTGGTCATTACGAATCATTTGTAGATAGACACGAACTATGCCTGGATTATTCAATCGTTCACGTATTGTTAACATCTTTTTTCTTCCTTACGATTATTCGTTTTGGCTTTTGTGGTGGTGTAACAATAACTTGCACACCACTTGGCACGTCAGGCAATAGTATGTCTGCTTGTGGCTTTCTACCGAACGCTAACTTAATCTTGTCCCAAATACTTTTCATATATACACCTTTATGTAATCTTCAACGTTATCTGTCTCGTCTAAGCCATCATAGAACTTACCATCACGTTTGTCTTTGTACTTCAATGCACCAAACACACTTAGGAACTTTTGATTCTTTTTACCCCATTGTTGTGTAAGTTCTAAGAATCTATCACGTCCAAACATTATTTGTAGTTGCGTCTTGCAATCTTCTGGACTTGGGTTGATATCGTTCTTTGTATCAGTCAGTGTGTGCATAAAACTTATGCATTGGTCAATCTCAATCTCATTCATAAATGGAGATAGTTCAGTTACCATTTTATCAAAATTCTTTATGTGACCAACATAGAATGGCTTGTCGATAACGCCTTTAAACTCGCTCAATGTAATGCTCCTTTAGTAATACTATCAATCACTTGATTTGTATCAACATTGATTTGGCCTTTAAGCTCAGTAGTAAGACCTTGTTTGTATTCTTTTAGATATTGCTCTTGTTGCAATGCACCCAAGAATTGGTGTATAGTTCGTAGGCCTAATATCTTCATTTCAAAAAGATTTTTGGTGTCGTCACTTAGTTCGTCAACATTCATACCCATCATCTTCTCTAATGATATCTCAATGTCTTTAACTAATGGATCTACTGTAACGACTAATTCTTCGTTGTCGTCACGGTATAGTTTGTATGTGTATTCAATTTGTTGCGTCATATATTTCCTTAAATTGTTCTGGAGTTATTTCACTGTAATTACTATCTGTAATGTCTAATTGTCTAGTTCCAACAACTCTAATAATTTTTTGATTAGGATGGTCTTTTAATATCCTTCTTAATCTTTGTATCCATTTTGTATCAGTCATACTGGCTGCAGGCCATACGTGACTTCTAGGATAATTATTTGAGCCTGAATAAACGTTTGGCAATGAACTTGGATTAGCACTATAATCAAAGCCAATTATATAAACAGTATCATTTTTATTCTGTAATGATAATCTCAATGCACTATTGCCACTATCGTTTGTTTCTTTAAAACCCCAGAAGAAATTGATAGGTTCGCCTTCTTTTGCTAGGTCATCCATTTTATTACAATGCTGTGTGTAAAACTTAGTACTGTGATGTATCTTGTTATTAACTATCTCACATACCATAAGTATATCCATACTTATTAAATAATCTGGCATAAAGTCTCTGTATAGTGCATTACAACCATATGTAGTCATTTGTCGACCAATAGCCGCCAAATCAAAGTTTAATCGACTAGGACCATTACCAATCACACAAGCTATTTTCATTTTTTCATTTTGGTGCAGATATCACGGCCATTTACTGTGCCACCATAACGATAGCCATCCCAACATTGTTTACCATCTGCACCCTTCTTCTTGGTGCCGGGCTTTTCACGCATAGGCTTTTCATTGGTGCCATCACGGAACATTGTTCTACCATTCATTGTTATTCGTTGTGTAGCCATTATTTTTTGCCTTTCATATCTTTACTATCTTTCATAGGCTCACGATAGCCTGCGGCGTACATAGCGGCAGCTTGCTTCTCTGCATCTTTTCGTTCTTTATATAGTTTTCCACTATCACCATAACGATACATACGCTCGCCTTTAATCATCAATGTTTGTATTGGCATTTTCAATTTCCTTCTTCTTAATACTATTTAGTTCTTTGCAAGTGTTATAGTGTTTTGCTACACTACTAGCAAACTTTAATGTTGTATAACAGTGACGGCACTTCCAAGTTGCAAACTCCCATTCATTAAGCCTCACGTTATATTTTATAATAATGCTTATCTTTATTTTAGTATCAGTTAAGTTATGTTGCAG